GAATTACAATCGCTCCGAAATCAAGCGCAAGCGAAGACGGACGCGGCGAGCAAAGCGGAAGAGGAAAAGCAAAAGGCGGCGGATGAGGCGGAGCGGAAACGGGCCATCGACCAAGCCGCGGCGCTGACGCAAATCGAAGACGCTTTGTGGGAGCAAACGGCCACCGATATCGACCGCGAAGTCCGGGCCATCGAGGAAAAATATAACACGCTTGAAGCGCTCGCAATCGCGAACGGGTTATCAACCACGGAAATCGAGGCGGCCCGCATCGCTGAAATCGACCGCCTTGAGGAAGAGCAGAGGATAAAAAAGGCGCAAGCCGACCAAGCGGCGCGGGATGCGGAAGCCGCGGCCGATGAGGAAGCGAGAAAAAAAAGGTTGGCCGACGCAGAGGAACAAAAGGCAACGGATAAAGCCGTTTACGAAGCGAGAAAAGCCATCGCCACGAACACGCTTGAAGCCATCGCCGCGTTATCGGACGCCTTCACAAAAGGCGACGAGCGGCGAGCGAAACGAAATTTCCAAATCAACAAAGCAATTGGATTGACCAACGCGGTTATCAATACGGCGGAAGGCATCACGGCCGCGCTCACCGATAAAACGCAACCCTCGACAATCCTCCGCATCCTTCAGACGGCGAGCGTCGCGGCCATGGGTGCGGCCCAAATTGCCACAATCGCAAAGCAAAAGTTTGAGTCCCCGTCGCCGGATTTGCCGACGCCTTCAGCGGGCGGAGCGATGAGCGGAGGCGGAGCGATGACCCCGTCAATTGACCTCGGATTTATGGGTCAGGGAAATCAAATGCAAGGCATCCGCTCGTATGTTCTTGCCTCCGAAGTATCGAGCGCACAGCAAGCCAACCAAAGGATTTCAGACCAAGCAAAAATATTCGGGTAATGACAATTTTTGAACTCATAATTGATGAGCAGGCGGAGGCCTACGGCATCCAAGCAATTTCCCTTGTCGAAGCGCCGGCAATTGAAGCGGATTTCGTTGCTCTTTCCTCCGGCTTTGAATTCAAGACAATTGATAAAGAACGCCGCATCGTTCTTGGGCCGGTTTTGATTCCGGACAAACCGATTTATCGGCGCAAGGATGACGAAGAATTCTTCGTTTACTTCAGCAAGGAAACAATACGGCGAGCGATGGAACTCTATTTCATTGCAGGCAATCAAGCCAACGCCACGCTCGAACATCAAGCGCCCGTGAAAGGCACGACGCTCGTTGAGTCATGGATTGTCGAAGGCGAAAAAGACAAATCAAGACATTACGGCATGAGCGTTCCGCGCGGGACGTGGATGGCGAGCATGAAGATTGACGACGATTTGCTGTGGAGCGATTGGGTGAAGGGAGGCAAGGTCAAAGGATTCAGCATTGAAGGGTTGTTCGCTCGCAAGGAATCGGCGGAAAAGATGAGCGCGGATTTTTCGTGGGAGGAATTTGACAAATCTTTGGGTGATATTGTCAACATCTTCAAATCGAATCGTTATAACAATAAATCCCTGTAAAAATGGACTTGAAACAGCGCGTTGCTAAAATGCTCATGAACGCCGCCACCGCTCTTTCGGCGGAAGCGCAAGCGTTCGCGTCGGCCGTCCTTGATTCCGGCCAAACAATCCAAACGGACGCTGAAGCGTGGGCCGTGGGCGTGGCCGTTTTCGTCGTCAATGATGAAGGCGAGCAAATCCCGTTGCCGGATGGTGATTACACCCTCGATTCGGGCGTGAAATTCGTCGTCGCTGAAGGCGCCGTCGCGGAATGGATGGAGCCGGAAGCGGAGGAAGCGGCGAAAGAGGAAGCGGAAGTCGAAGCCGCGGCCGAAGTCCTCACGCGGGAGGATGTCGCGGCCATGATTGCCGACGCGATTCAGAGCGTGCAAGCATCTTTCGAGGAAAAGTTCGCAGAGAAAGAGCAGGCGATTGAAAATCTTGCGAAGCAACCCGCCGCCAAAGGCGTGGAGCGCATCGCAAAAAAGAGCAAGGTGAATCTTGCTGAATTGGCGACGCTTTCGGAGACGGAGCGCGTCCGAATCTTAATGTCGAATTATTAAAACCCCCTCAAAAAATGGCAAATATCACAGCCGCAACCGGGACGTACGCAGGAAAGGCGGCGCTCCCGTATGTGACGCCCGCTATCATGGCGGCCGACACCATCGTCAACAATTGGTGCAACCTTTATCCTAATGTGGTCGGAACGGCCGTGCTCCGGAAGATGTCCGGCGCGTCTCTGCGGGCGCGGACTTGCGGCTTCGATGGAGGCGCCGCCACTTTGGGTGAGGTTGTATTGGCAACGACCAAATTGGAAATCAAATTGGAATTGTGCAACTCGGATTTGGCGGCCACTTGGGAGGCGGATTTGATGCGCGATTCACGCACCGCTCCGGCAAGCACGAACGAGGCGATGCTTCGCTACGTTATCGCGCAAGCCGCAAAGGATGTCGAAGTCGGGATGTGGCGCGGCGCCTATAACAGCGCTACGGGAGCCACTACGGGAGGAACGGCCGTCACCTATCTCAACGGATGGTTGGCAAAGATTGTCGCCGCAACGCCCACCTATGAAATCGCTTTGACCGGCGCGACGGATGCTTCAGCAAACGCCACGGGAATCCTTGCGCGCCTCGCCGCTTTGGTGGCCTCTGCTCCGCCCGATATCGCCGGCGACCCGGACGCGCTCATCTATATGTCGCCCGCTATGAAGGGGCTATACTACGCCGCGCTCGGCTCTGCAAACGGCTCCCTTTATTTGCCAAATGAGCAGGTGAGCCAATACGCAGGTTATCGCATCGTCACGCCGCGCGGAATGGCCGCCGACACGTTCCTTTTGAGCAAGCCGGAGAACCTTGCTTTTGGAACGGATTTGACGGGCAATGATTTTGCTACCGCCGCGGCCGTTGCTAACCTCAACGATTCCACGTTGGAGGATGCAACGCGGGCCATGATTGCGCTGACCGCCGGTTGCCAAATTATTGACCACGATTCCTACGCGATTTCTCGCCGCACCTCCTAATTCTTGAAAAAAGATGGCTTGCACAATCACAATTTCAGGCCGCGGCATCCCTTGCCGTGATGCCATCGGAGGCGTTAAGCGCGCGTGGATTGGGACGTTTGCTGACGGCATCTTTGGCGCTCCCGTTGCCGGAGCGATTACGGATGCAACGAGCGCGAAGATTGTTTACGGCTTTGACCTTGTGAAGAACGCAAGCCAATTGACGCAGACAATCAACGCGGAAGCATCGACCGGCTCGGTCTTTTATTCGCAGGTTTTCGAGTGCACGATTCCAAAGATGGAGGCGGGCGTCAACGCGGAAATCGCGGATTTAGTAAAGGGTCATTTGATTGTCATTGTTGAAACTCTGAACGGAGACAAGGTCATCCTTGGGCACACCAACGGATGCATGGTCACCGGAGGAACCTTCGCCACGGGAACGAATCCCGGCGACCTCTACGGCTATACGCTCACGTTCACGGCAGAGGAAAAGACGCCGGCTCCGTTCCTGACGGGCACGCAAACTCTGCTCACGTTCACGGCGGGCAATTGATGCAAAAGGATACTGAATGAAATGCGGCCCTACGGGGCCGTATTTTTTTCCTGAAATTGCGTTATCAAAGAAATGCTATACCTCAACCCCAATTCAGGCGAGCAAATTATTTACCTGACGCTTCAGGAAGCGGCGCGCGATTATTCCTATACGCACTACCTTTTCAAATTAGTCAATCGCTCGACGCATGAAGAGTTCTATTTCGTGGCGGATGTGGAAACGGACAATCCGCGATATACTGCAATTCGCTTGCGGACAAATATTGACAATACGAACAACGTGCTCATCACGGAGTTTGGCGAATTCGATTACTTCGTCTTCGTTCAGAATTCAAGCACGAACAAGAATCCAAGCAATGCCGCTGTGGTGGCTGAAGTTGAACAAGGAACTTTGAAAATCAATGGCCCGTCGATTACGCAATTCCCGGCAATCGCTCTCCCAAACGATTACGTCTACTATGAATAACAAACAGACGGCGAATGTCCTCACGCTTGCCAAATACGAACAGCGCTCGCATAGGGAAAAGATTACGGAGGAATGGGTGGAATATGGCGAGGACAATGATTTTCCGGGATATTTGATTGAGTTATTTCACGCCTCGCCCACGCACAACGCTCTCTGCAATACGATTGCTCAAATGATTTTCGGGCAGGGATTCGATGCGGGCACGCTTGAGGCGCGGATGTTATTTGCGCAGTGGGATATCAACGATGAATTGCGTAAATGCGCAATGGATTTGAAGGTTCAGGCGGGGTTTTATCTTGAAATTATTTGGTCGCTCGACCGGCAAACCATCGCCAATGTCAAGCACATCCCTTTTGAGAACATGCGATGCGGCGTGGCGAATGAGGATGACGAAGTCGCCTTTTACTATTATTCGAAAGATTGGAAAAATGACCGGGAGCCGGAAGTCCTCCCGCGCTTCAATCCCAAATTGAAGAACGAACAGCCAATTCAAGTCATGGCAATCCGGCCGTTCACGATTGGCGCCCAATATTACGCGAAGCCGGATTACGTCGGCGCAATCAATTACATTGAACTTGAAAAGGAAGTTTCAGTATTCCACATCAACAATATAAAAAACGGGCTTTCGCCTTCCTTTGCAATTCATTTTTCAAACGGCATCCCTGACGATGAGGAACGCCGGCAAATCCGAAATAACATCGAGCGAGAAACGACCGGCGCTCAAAATGCAGGAAAGTTCTTCATGACCTTTTCCGATACGCCGGAGCGCCGGCCGTCGATTGAGCCGTTCCCGCTTTCCGATGCCGACAAGCAATATCAATTTTTGTCGGAGGAAACGACTGCAAAAATCATGATTGGCCACCGCGTGACGAATCCTCAAATGTTCGGCGTGATGGTGCCCGGCAAATTGGGAGGCGGCGCGGAATTGGCGGAATCGGCGGAAATTTTTGACGACCAAGTGATTCAACCTAACCGGCAACTTCTGCTCGATGCTTGCCAATCGCTCGTCAATGCTTGCGGAATTGCTGACAAGGTTTATCCAATTGGGCAAGCCGTGGAGACCGCGGATGTTTCGCAATCCTACACCGGCATTCAGGTGTCGAGCGCGCTTGATATCGTCGCCAAAGTCGGGTTGGGAGAATTGACCCGCGAGCAAGCCGTTCAACTCCTCGTTACGATGCTTCAGTTCCCGGTTGAGGCGGCGGAGCGTCTGTTCACCGAACCTTCAACTACGGCGCTTGAAATGCATTTGAGCGCCGCGTTGGATTATTTGACGGAGCGCGGCGAAATCATGGACGAGGATTGGGAGTTAGTCGATGAGCGGCCGGTGGATTACGAAAACGAGAAAATTCTTGACTCTGCGTGGGCGTTCGCTCGAACGATTCGCAATGCTCCAAGCAAGGCGAGCGAGCAGGACAACGATATAGTCCGCGTGCGCTACGCCTATGCGCCCACGACGCTTGCGGATGACGATTCGCGGGATTTCTGTTCGCGCATGATTCAAGCGATGAAGGTCTACCGAAAGGAAGATATAGTCGCGGCCGGCAATCAAGCCGTCAACCCCGGTTGGGGGCCGGGCGGAGCGGCGACCTACGATATTTGGCTATATAAAGGCGGCGGAAGTTGCCGTCATTTTTGGATGCGGCAAACATTCCTCAAGAAAAATAACAAACTGATTTCCGTGAATGAGGCACAGCGAATTATTCGCGCGTTGCCGCTTGAGGACAAGAACCGGAATCGGCTTGAAGAGAACGACAAGCGCGTTGCGCAACGCCCGCGGGATATGAAAAACCGCGGATTCCTGAAGCCACGAACCTTCACAACCCCTCGTTAAGATGCCCGAAGTTCTTTTCATTTCGCCCAATTATTTGAAGCGGACGACCATGCTCAATGGAGGCGTGGACGAAAACTATATTTCGCAAGCCGTTTTGATTGCGCAGGATAAAACGCTACAACTTTATTTGGGGTCGGATTTATATGACGCCTTGCGGACGAAGATTGCAGGCAATACGCTTGCCGGCGCATATCAAACCCTCGTTGAATCCTATGTGCGCAAGGCGCTTGCATGGTGGACGATGGTGGAACTCTTGCCGACGCTCCACGTTAAGATTGATAACGGCGGCTTGGTCATCCGGAGTTCAGAGAATACAAGCGCTATCACGCCGGACGATTTGCACCGGGAAATTGAGCGATGCAGGCAGAACGCCAATTTCTATACGGCACAGATGTACAAATATTTGTGCCATAACTCGGTCTCATTCCCGGAATATTCGACCAACCTGCAAAACCGGATTTGCGCACAGCCGTTCGTCTACTATCAATCCGGAATGACGTTCAGCCGCGGGAGCGGGCGATATACTCGAAATCTTGAATTGTATTCAACGTGCTGAAATCCACCCGAAAGCGCAACGAGGAATTGTTAAAGGTTTGGTTGAATGCAAGAACAACTCAACAAGATGGAACGCGCAATCACGCGCATCGAAACGAAGTTGGATTACCTGAAGGAAAGCAACGACGATTTTGACAAACGCATTTCCAACTTGGAGCGCAAATATTGGACGGCGCTTGGAGCGTTTGCGCTTTCCGTTTTATCATGGCTAAAAACGATGTTCAATGCGTAAACTCACCTTCATCGTTCTGCATTGCTCCGCAACGAATCCCACGCAGGATATCGGAGCAAAGGAAATCCGGCAATGGCACAAAGCGCGCAAATGGTCGGACATCGGATATCACTACGTCATCCGGCTTTCCGGCAAAGTCGAGTTGGGCCGGCGCCTCGAAAAAATCGGAGCGCATGTGCTCGGATGGAATGAGAACAGCGTCGGGATTTGCTATGTGGGAGGAATGGAGAACGGCAAGGCGCGCGATACGATGAATGAGAAACAAGAGGCCGCGTTTCGCTCCATCGTCCGAACGCTCCGCGCTCAATACGGCCCGCTCGAAATCTACGGGCACAATGATTTCACGAACATGAAGGCGTGCCCGTCCTTTAAGGTCGCTGACAAATTTCTCGATTTGAAATTGGACAAATCAAACGCCTTGCCTTCGCTTACGAACCTCTGAATTGAAAAAGCATGGAATTCCTCGTCGCAAATTGGCCGGCTATCTTGCCGGCGGCAATCGTCTTTTTCGACGTAATCGCGAACCTCACCCCGTCGGAAAAGGACAACAAGATTACGTCGGCGTTGGCTCGCCTCATCAACGCGCTCATTCCGGACAAGCGCAAGTGAAGTGGCTCGATATCTTGGGCCGCTTTGATTTCACGGAGGCATTCAAGACAAAAGGCGATTTGAAGCGATGGTCGGCGAAACGCACCATCGGCGGAGTTATCGCGCTGACGGCTTGCAATGACATTGCTCTGCATGGAATCGAGTGGCCGGCGGTGGCTTTATGTGCCGTGGCCGTCCTCCCGCTCTGTTGCTCTTTTATGGATTAAATTTGCGGCGCGGTTCATCGCCGTTGTATTCGTTGTTTGATACATGAAGGCGGGTCGCAACGGCGGCTCGCCTTTTTTCGGCTCAAAAAAAAATCGCCCGAAAGCGAAAAAAAATTTGTGGAATTGGAGGCATCGCCGTATGTTTGCTCCATCAAACAAGGACACAGCGATGAAAACCTACCAAACCTCTGAACTTCAGCAAATTGCTGACAACTTCAAGATTGACTACGCATCCTGCGGAATTTCTTACATCGGCGGGTTCATTTGCGAAGGAAGCGCAAAGAATGCACAAGCGATTGCATGGTTCGGCAATTGGATTGTGATTTTCGAGGAATTTGACGGCGCTTGGATGCCGGCCAAAGCAAGCAACGGCGACACCGGAACAACCTACTCAAACCCTTGGACTTGGTTTGAAAAGAAAGTCGCAAAATTGGCGAAGTGAGAAAACATTGAATCCATCAAACAACAGAGCGATGAAACTTACAAATGAGCAAGTGAAGCACGCGGCCTCTTATTTCGAGGCGCGCGGATTCACGACGGAAGCAATCCAAGACGCGGAATTCGGGCCGCAACTCCTGCTCGAATTCACAGCCCCAAACGGGCGCATGATTGCAATCATTGTGGATAACACGCAAGTTGCAATGCTTGCCAATTCTGCAAGGTCATGAAGCAAGAATTTCGGCAAGACGTGCAAGAATATTACGCGCATTGGTTGCGCGAATTAGCCAACCGCGAAGCATTCGGCATCGAATGGCACATGTTCAATGTTGAGCGGGCAATTGAAGAACTCAACGCATACATCGAAAATCATTTCGACAAATGAAAATCACACACCTCCAATTCACCGGGACTTGGGATTCCAAGTATGGCACGCTGTTCCAATATGACGCAACGCTCGATGACGGGCGTACGGGCCGCGTAAATTGCAAAACGCAAGACGCATGGAAAGTGGGCGATGAAGTCGAAGTAATTGCAACTGAAGGCAGTTACGGCACAAACTTCAAGTTCTCACGGCCGCAAATGGAATCCAAGTCGCAAGCATCGCCCGACGTTCAAAAGCGCATCGACGCGTCTTGGGCGATTGGGCAAGCAATCCAATACGCAATCGTGCAGAAATTCGTGTTCCGCGACGATATGGAATTGCTCCAAACGGCAAATAAGATGCTCGAACTCCGGAATGCGCTTTTGAAGTAATGGCTCGCCGGCTTCAGGAGGACAAAACAACGAAAACGGATTTGCTCTGTTATTGGCGCGACAATCATTTTGCCAACATTAGCGGCTTGATGCGCCTTTCGGGAATGACCTTTGACCAAGCATTAGAATTCATCAATCAACATGAACGGAAAAACCCCTTTGGAATTGCTTTTTCTGACGCATTACAAGAGCGTCACGGAAACAGCGGAAGCGATGAACCTAACAATCCCAACGCTTCGGAATTGGATTACGCAGACGCCGCGGAACTTCCTGAAATATGCGCGGGAATTCCGCGCTCTGACGGGGACGGAGTTTCAGGAAATGGTTGAAGCCGTCACGCGGCAAGAACAGACGCTCCATGGAACGCGCGGGCATTTGGATTCCTGAACGCATTTGGCAATTGCGCGCTTTATCGATGGGGGAACGCATCTTCCTTGCGGAAGTTGCTTCCTTCATTGATACGGGCCGCGAATGCTTCGCAGGGGACGAATATTTCGCGGAGCGCTTGCAGTGCTCCGAACAGCAGGCGCGGAAAATCCTGCTTCAATTGGTGCGCTCCGGCTTCATTGAACGGGAGGGATACGGCCCAACGAGAAAGTTGCGCATTTCGGCGCAAGTCCCGCAAGGCAGTTGCGCATATGAGCGCAAACAGAAGCGCGCGGAGGCGCAAACAGAAGCGCCCAAAGGCGCAAAACTTGCGCCCAAAGGCGCGTATATGAAACAAGATATAAAACAAGTTAGAAAACAACCTATAAAACAAAAGGCGATTGAAGTGATTTTGCCTTTTGATTCGGAGGAATTCGCGGCCGCTTGGGAGGAATGGAAAGAATATCGAAAGGCAGAGCACCGGTTCGAATATCGGAGCGCCAAAACAGAACAAACGGCTTTGCATAACTTGCAAAAGATTTCAAACAATGGAGAACATCACGCGGTCGCAATCCTTGGTCAAAGCATCGCCAACGGATGGAAAGGACTTTTCGAATTACGCGGCGCTCACCTTACGGGAGCGGGATTCGCAAGGCATATCCAAGCCAATCGAGCCGGAGCAAATCCGCCGGCATGGTATAAGCATTTCACGGGCGAATAAGCAAGACGGCGTCTATCTTCGGGCGCTCGTCTCCCGCGAATTGTTCGCGCTCATGCGAGCCGTAAAAGTCGGCAAATCCTTTGAATCGGAGGAAGATATTTACCAATGCGCGGACGATATCATTGACGAGTTCCGCTCGCTGAATGTGGAGGAAGTCCTCCATGTTTTCGGCCAAATCCGACGGGGTAAAATCGAGTTGTTCGGCCGGCTTGATACGCCGACGATTTGCAAGGCGCTCCGCGATTACGACGTGAGCACGGCGTGCGAATTCAGGGAAAAGCATTACCGCGAAGCAATCGAAGCGGAGGCGTTGCGCGCTCCCTTATTTGAGGAATTGATTGCATCGCTCCCGGAGGCAAGACCGACGTTCGCTGAAATCCTGCAAAGGCGTTCTAAATTGTCGCCGAAAGAGCGGGAGGAAATCCGCCAACGCGACAGGGAAAGATGCCAACGAAACGCTCTGCTTTAGTATCAAAACTTGACGCTGTTTTTTCGCGCTTCGTGAGGATGCGGGTCGCCGATGAATCGGGCCACGCCAATTGCTTTACATGCGGCGTAAATCGGCATTGGCGCGAAGTCGACGCCGGGCATTTCATCACGCGGGCCAAATACGCTACGCGGTGGGACGAAGCGAACGTGCAATTTCAATGCAAGCGATGCAATATGAACGGCGGCCGGCAGTTCGAGTTCGGCCGCAATCTTGATGCGAAATACGGCGAGGGAACGGCGGAGGAAATATTTGTGAAATCCAACCGGCCGGCGCGTTATTCCATTGTGGAATTGTCCCAAATGATAGCGCATTATTCAGCGGAAGTCCGTGAACTCGAAAAAATCTTGGGATGAATTCGTCGAATCGAATTACGCTTACTTGCTGAAAATCGCGAGGCGATATACGGCGGACGATGCGGATTTGGTTTCGCACGTCTATCTTCGGGTTATCGACAAGCGATTCCCCGACAAGCCGATGGGTTATTTCTGCACGGCGCTCTTCATCGAGGCGACGCGCGGCCAATTCAAAAAAATCTACCGCATCGAAGAACGCGGCCCGCTCCCGGATATCGCCGACAAAGACGATTTGCAAACGGCGCTCCGCTTGGAGCAAATGGAACTTTTCCTCGACCGGCTTCCGTTCTTCGACAAGACGATTGCCCGGCTTTATATCGAGGGTTATAACCTCGCCGATGTCGCCCGCGAATCCGGGATACAAGCGGCGACCATCTATCAATCGTTGTCCCGAACAAAAAAAATCCTTTCCAATGTTATTCGTCAATCAAGAAACGCGGGCGGAGCGCTTGACCATATGTAAAGCGTGCCCGCATTATGTCGCATCCACGCGAACATGCGGCCCAATCCTGAAGGGGAAAAAGGTCAAAAAAGTGCAATTGTGCGGATGCGTGATGCCGGTGAAAGCGCAGTTCAAAATGGCGGCTTGTCCGCTCGGCAAATGGCAAGGGACTTTGACGCCGATGGAGGCGCATGAAATCGCGGAGTTCTTGGGCGGCTTGGGCAATAATATCACGGCAGAGCAGAACGCAAAGTTGGCGGCCTATTATTCCAAAGCGACGGGCGCCTCTGCATCCGCCACAACGTGTTCCTCATGCTTGCGCGACCGCATCCGCGAAATCAAAAACTTGTTGGCGAATGATGCAGAGGAACACGCGCGGGCGGCCACTCCGCGGCAGTGAAAAAAAAATTGCAGAAATTGTTGTGAGGGAAAAAATCCCACCCGAACATTGCCTCATCAAACAACGACCACGATGAAAACGCAAACGACCACCGAACGCCACGAGGCACAAAACGAGGCAAACCGAATCCTCCGCGAATTGATGCTTTTGACCGGAGCGCAAGCATATAACCACAAATGCCTCGGCACAACGATTGCCCAAATGGGAACGCCTGAATATAAGCCGGGAGGACTTGCGGCAATTCAGAATTCAATTGACGCGCTTGACAAAGAAATCAACCGCCTGCAAACGAAACTCTCGAATTTCATCAATCGGGAGGCGTGAAAAAAATCGCTCAAAATTTGCAAGAAAAGATTTCTTACCCGAACATTGCTCCATCAAACAACACGACAATGAACAATTCAGCAAACACCCCGGTTTTGGCCTCATTCATGAACGGCCTTTGCACAATCAAAATTCGCAAGCACCCTACGTTAGATTGCTACTGCGTATCAAAACTCGATGACAAGGACAGATTACTGATGTTCCGCCAATTCGAGACAGTTTTAGATGCGATTGACTTTGGCAAGCAAATTTTTGCAAATTGAGGCGCTCCGGCGCCTCTTCCTTTCCTCTCTCAATCAAACAACTCAACCCCAATGAAACGCAACTATATTTCGCATTCGGCGCTGAAGGCATTTGCCAAATCGCCAAACCACTACCTGCAATATGTCGCCGGCGAAGCGCCGCGGACGGACGCCATGATTGCAGGAAGCGCTTTGCATTGCTTCGTCTTGGAGCCGCATGAATTCGATGCTCGATATATCGTCGCTCCAAAGATTGACCGCCGCACGAAGGAAGGCAAGCAAGAATTTGAAGCGTTTTCCGTGCAAGCCACGGGCCGCGATATCCTCACGCTCGCCGATTTCGAGAACATCGTCCGGATGCGGGACGCGATATTTCAGAACGAGGAAGCGCGCGGCTTGATAGAATCGTGCATCGTCTACGAACAATCCATCGCAACGGAATTGCAAGGCATCGAATTTCGAGGCGTCGCCGATGGATTGGGCGCACATTGGATTCTCGATATCAAGACGACGCAAGACGCATCCCCTGAAGCATTCCAAAGGCAGGCGTTCAATCTTGGATATCATGAGCAAGCCGCGCTATATACGCAGGCATTCGGAGAATATCGTTTTTATTGGATTGTCGTGGAATCGGCGGCGCCTCACAACGTGGCCGTATATCAACAGAGCGCCCGCGCTCATCGATTGGCAACCGACCGCGTCGCTCGCTTAATTGAGCAGTTCAAGAATTGGGACGGAACGCCGGCCGGATACTTCGGAGGCGTGCGGGAACTCGACCTTCCGAATTGGGCCTAAAAAAAAAGATGCCGAAAATGTTGCACAGCAATAAAAGGCACCCGAACATTGCTCCATGAACAACGAATCACACACCGCGATGAACTACAACGGATGGACTAACTACGCCACATGGCGGGTCGCTTTGGAATTCTTTGACGGATTCGAGCCGCGCGATATCTTCGAGAATTGGGGCAATTGGGACGAATGGACTCGGGCCGCTCAATTGGAAGAAATGGTCAACAACCACATTGAGGAATCCCGCACGGACGACATGCTCGCCGGATGGCTTGCGGCTTTTTTGAGCGACGTAAATTTCCGTGAAATTGCCGGCAAATTCGCAGAGTGAAGCCATGCCAAACATTCGGAGCACCTCGTATCCTGAACGCGCCGCGCGCTCGTTCAACGAATGGCAAGACGACTTGAAATTTGAACGCGACTTGGAACGCTTGCTCGACGATTTGAAGGCGAGCATTCGGAATAAAGTCCGCGGCGCATATTACGCGAAGAAATGAGCAAGAAAAGCATTGAAGCATACCGGGAGGCGGCGCAATCCGGACTCATCAAAACGGTCGAACAGCGCATATACCTTGCGCTGTATGAAGACGGGCCAATGGATTTGAAGGCATTGCGCAAGCATCCGCGGACGGGAGCAATCAAGCACCAAACGCTGACGGCGGTGCTCTCTGCGATGGAGGATGCCGGCGTTCTATTTCAGCAAGACGAGACCGGGAAATGGCGCATCGTTTGGACGCTCGATGAGCAAGAGTACGCAATCGCTCACCGGCGAAAAATCCGCTTCCTGAAATGGTGGGCCGTCGGAAATCGTGAAGGGTTTTTCGGAGAATATGAAGACGCAATTTTGAACGCCTTTTGAAATGAAGCCATATACAGCCCAAGAGCGCGCCGAAATCGCGGCCAACATTCGAGGATATGCACGAGCGGGCGTGGTGCATTCCTACGGCGTTAAAAACGCCAACCTGAAGCATTGCAAGGAAGCGCAATGTGAGTTCAAACGCCCGATGGATTCGTATGAATACGAGTGGCTCGTCCTCATGGCTGAAAAAATCGAAGAACCATGCTGAAACTCGGACTGCAAACGGCGAAAATTAGCGCTCTGAAATCGAACCCGAACAATCCGCGGGTCATCAAGAACGACAAGTTTGCAAAACTCGTCAAATCGATTCAGGAA